CTACAGACTTACGAGGCCGACCAACACCACGACGAGACCTCACTACAGACTTACGAGGCCGACCAACACCACGACGAGACCTCACTACAGACTTACGAGGCCGACCAGACCTGAAAGAGAATGATTGACTATTGCTTTTCAACCATTTTTTGTCATCTGATACTTTTTCAGCAATATCTTTATGCAGATTCTTATTCCATACATACAGAACATTCAATTTAGCCATTGTTTTCTTATATCCATACTTTGATTCTGCAACTTGCAGAGCAGAACGACGAGTCTGACTATTGTTATGTAGTCTATAACCTACAGCAATTAAAGAACCATCTCTGTCAATGTGAATTTGAACTCCTGTGTTTCGGGAAATTCTCTTTACCATTTATTTATGGGATGTTATATTTTCAATGCAAAAATATAAGTTATATTATCTACTCATCATCACTTGACTCGTCATTCTCCCTTTCTGTAGTTGCGTAAACTACACGCTCATCAGGAGGAAGCTCCTTCCATGCCTTTAGAACAGCACTCTTTACTTTGCTGGGTGTCCACTTTGGATTTTCAAATTCAAGAGACTCTGTCCTTTCATCTTCGAAAAGACTAAAGCCGGCTTCCTTCTCCGTCTTCAGAGCCTCTTTCTTAGAGGTTACATTCCTAAGTGACTCGGGCTTAGGCACTGCCTTACGTCCTGTCTTCTTAGACTCCTTCGGAGAAGATTCCACCTTCTTAACTGGCTCTGCCTTCTTAGACTCCGATTCCTTTGGAATAGGCTCCGTAACCCCCTTTTCCTTTCGAGACCGCTCTTCATAAGGAGCCTTCTGTTCAGAAGGCTGAAGCTTCCACAGGTCACCAAGCCTAGAAGTAACTTCTTTGCCGGAAAAATGGGGATTGTCAGTTTCTACCTTCTTACGAAGGTCCTTGCAGAACAAGATATAAGCGGAGGGAGGCCTCTTTGTTTCCTTAGCCGAGTCGGACCCAGAAGTTGAATCGTATTTTTCCATTTCCTTTTCGTACTTCTGCTTATCAGATTGGGACAACTTTTCACAATGAGCCCTTTCATCTACCGAAACATCCTTCCAAAGCCTTGCAAGGTGCGAAGTGATTTCGGTCGTCTTCATCACAGGATTCTGCTTAATCACGTCGTCCCTATGACTCATGCAGAAGTGAATGTAAGCGGTCTTCCATTTCTTCGGAGCATTCGGATCCTTCCTTGTCTTCTTTTCACCTTTGAAAAGCTTAAGAACATCTGATTTTCGAGACGACCACGACTCCATTACACTACTCACCACCTCGGGATCATCAACGGATACATTCAGGCTATCCTGCAACATATTGGTTAAACTTGTCCATGTTTTTGTATTTATCATTTTTGAATAAATAATGAGTGAATATTTTTTTTTCATTTTTTATTTTTCCATGCCGTTGATTTTTCAATATCATCTTTGATTCCCGATTCTTCATACTTTTTCCTATACAGGATTACCCTTTTACTCGGTTCGAATATAAACTTTCCAATAATTGAATTTTCAATATCCTTTCGACATTGTTGAGTGTTATTTAACCAGTTGTATCTCTTCTTAAAATCTTCATCTGTCTCTTCATTCATTTTAATTGGACAATAGGTATCCATTGTGAATACGAACCCGCAAGGATCATGAGAACAACGCGCTATATGCATAAAAAACTGTCTATTGGGGTAATACTCACCCCAGTAAGAATAAAAGAGATTTTTATTTTCGAGTGGTTGTACCATTATTTTATTTTGAGCATTCAACCTGTTGGAAGTGTATATTTGTCCCATAGAAGCTTGCTCATGAAATTCAGGGTCAAATGGTTCTTTGTTATTCCAGACCTCATATAACAACGCATGTATGAAAGGTGTATTGCGTAATATCATGAATCCTGTGTTCAAAGGGTTATTATTATCACACGTGCATAGTAGATCTTTATTTGGAGGTAGATATGTGTCTACAAAATGTTGGAGAGTAAGTTCTGGCTTCATGACAAAGCCATCCGCATCAATCCAAAATACGAAATCGTAGTTGTGAAGAATTTTTTGAATAACCTTAATCTTATACCATTTGTAATCTCTTTCGCCATCATATATATCATTGGTAACTATGAAATCGTAGCCGTGTTTTTTAGCGTACAATTCTATGGTCTTTACACCATATTGAACTATCTCTTCGTACCACTTGTTGATACAGAGCGTGCATATTGCTATTTTCATTTCAAATAAGAAATGGAAACTTTAAATGACCCTTGATAATAAAATAAACGCAACAATGAATAATAAGAAAAATCCTATTATCAAGAATGTGTTTTTACCCTTACAATCGTCTTTACAATTATCTTTACAATTGTCATCTTCGTAGTTCTCTCGTTTTTGAGTTGCATAGTTCTCTGTTAAATCTGGGAGTTTTGGCGCTGAATCTGATTTGCAATGTCCAGTTTTCCGATTGCAAGTTCCTTCACGAACCCATAGTCCAAGACGCGATTTTACATTATTTGGTGGTGTTTCGACACAACATTCGAAGCCGTTAATGGGAGATTTTTCTTTCAGGCAATTTTCGAAAGATGGATAATAACAGGGATCAGTAGGCATTTTTATATACAAAAATATTAAATTGGATCATCTTGATTCATTGAGACTGTTGAATTTCCACTACATTCTCTTTCAGGGGAAGATTCGCATCGTTCATTTTGCCACTGATCATTCGACAGTGGTGTGTATTCGAACGGTATACGAGGGATACCTTCGAACCCATTCGGGCAATTGTATGCAGAAATTGCACATCTTCCTTCCTTGGTATGTTCCATTGCTCTACAGTCTTTTGCAACTTGAGAATCACCTTGGAACATATAGGACCCTCCTCGGCATTGAGCCGCTGGAGAAACGTCCCAGAAGTTTTCCGAACAATTCTTATTCAAGTTGGAAATAAAGAAGAGAGCAACCATCACAAGAGTGTATACGAGACCTGTTAATATGTAAGCAACGTCGCCATTTATTTTAGAATGACGAGTCCAAAACATTGCTAGTTGAACAGCCACGTGGAACAGTACAGCCAGTAGAACAAAAAACATTACTTCTCTAATAGTTTTTTTAACCATTTATTCTAAGGGGATAATAAAAAATATTTATACTTTTTTCATACTCATTTTCCACAGCAATTGGATTTATAGGGGTTATCAGTTTGATTTTTCATTGGCAAATTGGGAAACGTGTCTCGTGATTGCGCTGGGTATTGATACATATGTGTGTAAGAAGGTTTGTATATTGGAGCATTCAATGGAAGAAATTTCTGATTGCTAAGTAACACTCTCATGTCTGTTTCGCATACAGAACCTAGACGTGCATAAGAACTCATTTATCTTATTAAACAAAAAATTGTGATTAATAAAACATGTTAAACAACAGATACATTGAAATTGACAGTACTTATCGTAATCGAATTCAAGATCCAGAAGCGTCTTATTTTACAGTTGATTTGGCGCAATCCGGTACAAAAACTATTGCAAATGCTCTCGATCCGATATCAAGAGCAGCACCAATACTCGCGTGGAATTCTTCATTTACTGGTTTAGATTCTGCAGGAGCTCCTGCTCCAGTGGCAGGATCTATAGAAGTGTTATTAGCAGATCCTCCAATTATTCTTTCTAATCAGAATAGTTTAAGTAGTAGAGAAACGTTTCTTTTAAAAGCACAATCTGCTGGACCAGAACACACGTTCCGAACCGAACTAAACTATTATGTTGGATCCGTATTAACGTTGACAATTGGAGGAGTTGCTTCTGTATTTCGAAGAATCGACAAGTCTGAATTTTTCGCAGTAAATGTGATGATTGTCACGGTTGAAAGTTCCATTCTAGATAATGTTGTATATGACGGAGGTTCTATAGATAATCCCACAAATGCAACCAACACATACACATCACCACAAGTATTTCTACCCAGCTCGCTCCCGATTGATAACTTCTATTACGGAAGTTACATTCAAAATATTCAATCAGGAGAAACCAAGACTATTACGTATTATGACGGAACAACACATATGGCAACTCTTGATAGTAATACTAGTGCGACATGGCTGTCAGCGAATACAGATTTCGTGATTCGAAAAGGGTTACCAGCAAATTCCGGAGCAGTTCCTATTGGAGATGCAACAAATACTCTTGGTGGTATATCTCAGGACTTGCAAGTTGTGCAATTAGCTTCAACAGCATCATCATCTGAAAACGCTTATGATAATTCATTCCTTCGACTTGACCATCCAGTTGTTGCATCAACGGTAGTTGTTGGTGCGACTCTACCCCCTTATGGAGAACAGATTCGAATTACAAATTATGTCACTCTCGACGGAACCTTTATAGTAACCACTTCTGGAACAACATCATTTTCGCTAAGCGGTGGAGTTGCAACAAATGATTACTACGTCGGTTGTATGATAACAAATAGTACAACCAACAATTCAAGAGAAATTGCAACATATAACGGTGTTACAAAGACAGGAACAGTTACACAAGCTTGGGTAACTTGTGAAATTGGTAATGTTTTCTTCATACGGAGCGCGTTTTTACTCACTCCTTTCACTGTAATACCAGAAGCAACTGGTAATGGATTATCACCAGCTTCTTATTCAATTGAAGTAGTGTCGAGAGATAACGTTGTTCCTCTCAGTTATTCAGGAACGACAGTCTCTTCTCAGCAAGAAGTATGTTACGAAGTTGAATTGCTAAATTTGATTCTTCCAAATACAACTCTCGCATCAGGAAATGGAGGCAGAGTTGTATTCTATCCGTATGTATATGTAAAATTCAATACAACTACAGACTCGAAAAGTAGCAATTTAATCTACTCAAACAATCCGAATGCAACGAAAATGCTGTTTAGAGCTGTCGTTGATGACACTCCTCAGCCTACCGTTTCCCCCTTTATCAAGATTGATGGAGATGGAATGACTCAGACGGTTAAGTTTAAGCCAAACGATAATTTTGTGTTTGGAGTGTATCTACCGAATGGAGACTTGTTCAAAACACGTCTATCAGAAACACAATCTCCGGATGCACCAAATCCTATGATTCAGATCAGTGCTGTGTTTAGTTTGAGACGAATATAATCTTATTAAACAAAAAATTGTGTTTAATAAAATGGCAAGATATATTGAATTAGATAGCACATACAGAGATAGAAATCAGTATCCATATCCTGCGAGTTTCACTGTTGGGTTGGCCCAATCTGGAACAAAGACAGTTGAAACTGCAATTGACCCAATCGCTTATTCATCCCCAATTCTGGCATGGAATTCTTCCTTTGATTCTTTAAAAAGTGCAAACTTTATTCCGCTTACGAACCCGCCAATTATTCTTTCTAGTCTAAATACATTAAGTAGTCGGACGAGATTTATAATCAAGGCTGCCACAACTTATTCATTTCGTCCAGAAGATGATTACTATGCTGGCTCTGTATTACGGATTACAGGATTATCGATTAACAATTATAGACGTATTATTGGGAGTAGTATTATACAATCTGGATTAGAAGGTCTTCTTGAAATTACAATTGAAAGTGCACTTAATGACGGTGCATATACCGGAGGAAGTATATACGACCCTACGAATTCGACCAATACATATGAGAATGCTCAACTATTCTTACCGTCTTCGATGGATGTTGACAATTTTTATCACAACTACTACGTTGAAAATATTAGTCTTGGAGAGACTAAAAGAATTTCAGCATACGACGGAACGACTCATATGGCAACACTTGCAAGTTCAACAACTTTAAACTGGGGAGGAAATGGAAATTACGATTTTGTAATTCGAAAAGAAGCACCTATTCATAGTGGAAATATACCAGTTGGTGATGCAATCAACACTTTGGGAGGAATTTCTTCAAATTTAAAAGTTGTACAACTCAATTCAACTGCTACGTCAAACCATCTTGCTTATCGCAATAGTTTCCTTCGACTTGATCACCAAGGCTCTCCTCTCACACCCAATTCTGCACTTGCTGGTTCAACAAATGCCCCATATGGTGAGGAAATTAAAATTAGGCAATATATTACACTTAGTGGAACCTTTGTTGCTCATGGAGGAGTTGGCACGGCTACTTTTACACTTAGCGATGGTTCAACAACGAATGACTATTATGTAGACTGTTTTATCACAAATAGCACAACTGGAGAGACGAGAGCAATTGCAACTTATAATGGTACAACTAAGGTTGGAACTGTAACTCAGAATTGGGGAGCAGGAACATCAGGTAATGTATTCTTTATTCGCACCGCATTCCTACTCACAGCTTTTACAACAGCTCCAACTACTGGAAATACTCTTTCGGCAGGATTTTTCTCAATTGAGTCAATCACAAGAGATAATTACGTCCCATTAAGTTATTCAGGGACGATGGTTTCATCTCAACAAGAAGTATGCTATGATGTAGAATTGCTGAATCTAGTGTTGCCAAATACAACACTTGCTTCTGGAGGAGGTGGAAGAGCTATTTTCTACCCTTATGTTTACGTGAAGCTTGATACAATAACCAATTCAAAAGGTAATAATCTGATATACTCAAACAATCCTCATTCAACCAAAATACTGTTTAGAGCTGTCGTAGACGATACGACATTACCAGTTTCAGCTCCCTTTATCAAGATTAATAGTGATGGAATGGTGCAAACAGTAAAATTCAAAGGCAATGACGGATTTGTATTCTCAGTTTTATTACCCAATGGTGAGTTGTTCAAAACTCTCGAGCAAGAGTTCGTTTCCCCAACTGTGCCAAATCCAATGATTCAGATCAGCGCATCATTCAGTTTTAAACGACACGATTGAAAAGAATATTTCGTATAAATATATGGATGCAAAACAGTTTTTACAACCAAAATTATTTGGACTTAATCTGATTTGTTACAGTTCAAGAATTGAAGAACTGTACAAACGGATAGAAGTTCTTGAAGATGCTCTTAAAGATGAATGTATCAAGAATGAGATACTCACGAGTCGAATAGAAAATTTAGAACAGCAGATTGACACCATTTTATGGTGTGATATTGAGAAATGATATATAGAGAATTATCATTTCATTATAAATGGCGATGAATATTGATAGATACGTGGGGAATAACAACATGACTTGTGCAATCGAAGAATGTATTAAAAATAATTTCCTGCACCTCGCATGGAAGCTTGACAAGTTTCGACAATATCATAATACTATCCAAGCTGGGATAGAAAGACTTTCTCTCGAGAATTGTGTAGTTGAAGAACCGTATTCATTACTTGCTGGAAGTGAGGAAGCGATTCTCGAACGCATTTTCCAAGTCGAAAAGAAGATAAGGGTGAAGCTATTATGCAATTGGTGTTCTTCACAAGAATTGGCCAATCTTTGGAATAAGATGTCAAAAGGAAATTATACTTGGAATAATATTCAAATAGTATGGGAGGGAGATGTCGATTATCACGTAATAATTAATGCAACATCTGAACAAGAAGTCTATGACAAGAAAAAGACCATCGTATTCCGTATGGAACCCAATATGAAAAATCATCAAGGATGGGGAGTTTGGAGAGATCCAAATCCTGCAGATTTTTTCGCTGTGCTCAAACACGAAGATGGTTTCTATAACAATAATGAATGGCATCTTTCAAAAACGTATTCAGAGTTACTCTGTTTTTCTCCAGAAAAAAAATATGGAAATATAATATCTACAGTTTTGAGTGGAAAATACAATGATACGGGTCATGTAAAACGTGTTGAGTTTGCTCGTTTTTTAGATACCAAATGTGAGCTTCACGTGTATGGGCAAAATAGATGGGATTACAAGAACTACAAAGGTGTTCTTCCTTCTCATCAGAAAGACGAGGGAATCTTCCCGTATAAATACACTTTTAATGTTGAAAACTTTTCAATCCAAAACTATTACACTGAGAAATTGATTGATGGCATTCTTGGAGAGTGTTTAGTCTTTTATTCTGGGTGTTACAACGCGAAAGAATACATTGATGAGAGAGCATTCGTCTATCTCGAACTCTCAAACTTTGAAAAGGACTTTCAACTTATGCAAAAAGCGATTGCTGAAGACTGGCACACTCAGAGGTTGCCATACATTCGTGCTGAAAAAATGAGAATTCTAAATGAGTTGCAATTTTTCCCACGACTTGAAAAAATGCTTAGTTAAAAATGTGAACACATTTTTAAAAATGAACAGTCTAATATGGTGGGTTCCATTCTGTGCAGGAGGATTTTGTGATAGATTACTTGGAATGGTAAGTTCATATTGTCTCGCCCAAGAATTAGGGCGACACTTTCTTATCAAATGGGACAGGTCTGATTTTTCGCAAGTTCTTACGATTAATCCTGATCATGATTTCTACACATATAATTTCGTCTATACAATGGATATGAAGGATAGTTTTGAATCGCAATCATATTTTGCATACACAGATTTGCAAGAAAAGTGGAAAAATATAAATCACGTTTTAATCTGGGGAAATTTTAATATTTTCTATTATTACTGTTTGAAAAGGCCAGAAATTGCGTATCAAGAAAAATTTTCAAAAGCTTGTAAAATTATCTTTGAAAAATTTTTATTTCCAATTCCGGAAGTTTACAGTCTTATTCCAGAAGGAATTGAACTTGCAACAGGAATACATATTCGAACGCACGACAACCAATTTGGAAATATTCACAAACAGAGAGAACAGATTCCTTACATAAGTGATATTTTAACAAGGGTTTGTAAACATTCTCAAACGCAATTAGTTTTCATATCGAGTGATTGTCCTATCTCACACTCGATAGCAAAACAACATTTCTCAACAGTACTTGAAACGAAAGGAGACCTAATTCACTCGGATGAAGATTATCCAGAGAAAGAGGGATTGGTAAGAGTTGTTGCAGACTTGATATCATTATCAAGATGCAAACTCGTTTATTTAGGATGGAATACGAACTATTCTCGTTTCGGGGCTCTTTTAAATTCAGACAGGGTTTTCTACTCTTACGAACATCCAACGGCTCCTTTGAAAATCATTTCTTGTGATTTTAACAGCATTGCAAATTATTTCAGCTATTCAAAAAGAGGAATCTCTTAATATTTTCAAAAAAGATTCTATTTTATTTAAATTCTTTCTGCTCTTATGATAGAGTAATTCATCAATCGTATCTTTATTTACAACATTCTTCACCTTTGTTGTCTCTTTTCCTTCAGAATCTATAATGGTAGACATAATTTGAACAGGTTCTTTACTCGCCATACTCCAGTATTTCCATATCTTGACATTTCTCTCAGATTCTGGAAGGTCTGAATGCGATTTGTATCGAGCTATGCGTCCGATAGCTTGAATGGTTTTCCCAATACGATTTGAAGATTCTAAAATATGCATATGACGAGCCTCTTTAATTGAAATTCCTTCTGCACCAGCTTCAGTTATGATTAAAACTTTAAGAACCTTTCCGTATCGGTTCTTTTCAGAGTTGAATTTGCTTAATAAGGTTCTTCTCCCAGAATCGGACAAATCCCCTGAAAAGATTTCAGCGGTGATACCAGACATTCCCATCAATGTTTTAAGAAGGACTGCTCCACTTTTTTC